ACCTTCACGTGGATTATTAGCACGTAATCAAATGGACAATGTTAAGTTAGATGTAGACATACAGCAACCATCTGTTCGTGTAGCTAAACATATGTCTATAGTTAAAAGTAAAAGAGAAGAAATAAATAATGACAGAGCTTAATCAACCACTACTAGATGGTCCTATATCAGGGCAACATATGGTATCAGAGTTAGGGGGTAGACCTTGGCAACAAGCACCACAATATACTACTGTAGATGAAGCCATAGAATATTATCTAGATAGAATGTCATCAGAAGAATTTACTGACCAACTAGTAGATGTGTTGGAGATGGATGTTCCTGTCACAACCCTAGCTAACACAATTCAGTTAGGTAGTGTTATGGATGGTAAGCATAGTGTTGACATTGGCATGTTAGTAATGCCTTTACTAATGGAAATGATTATGCTTGTAGGAGATATGGCTGACGTAAAGTATGACAGTGGTATGGAAAGTCCTAAGAAGGGTAAGACTAGAGATACATTATTAGAAAGTGTAAGAACTAAATTACAAAGAGAAATTGATGCAAAAGAAGGTATGATATTCAGTGAAGATGAAATAAAAGAAGATGTACCTGAAGATGATGCAGAAGATGAAGAGCCTAAAGGCTTGATGGCAAGGAGAGTGTAATGGGTTTCGCTACAGGATTTATAACAGGTCTAGCTAAAAGTGTAGACGAACAACTTAAGAGTGACATACAACGTACCCAAAAAAGAATGGATGGTATGGAACAATATCGTGTTACTCGAAGAAGAGCAGAAGAAGATAGGGTTAAAAAAGAAAGAAGAGAAGTAGGAGAGGTGATGAAAAACCTTGCATCTCTTGTTGATGGTGACATGTATAAAGCTAAACAACTATTTGAATCAGGTGGTGGCACAGTTTCAGGTGCTACAGCTTTCTATAATGAACTATCTGATAGTAGAAGTAAGTTTGGTAAAGAGTTTGACATAGACTCCATTGTTAAATTTTCTAATGAGAATAGACCTGAAGGTGTAACAGATAAAGATTTTATTAACAACTATGTTAGAGGTGTTAGCAACATAAGTACTAAAGGTCAGATGGAAGGTAGTGGATTACTAGGTAAAATATTTGGTGGTGATTATGGTGAGAGAGTTGATAAACGTGTAGACGAACAAGCACCTATTGAAGCTGATTCATTTGACACAATTAAAACTAAACCTGCTGAAATAGATTATACTGCATTAGCTAAATATAAAAAGTATCAGAAAGATAATAAACCCAAAGCTGCTAGTACCTTTGAAGGTGAACTGCTAAGACTAGATAATGAGTTAGATTTGGCTGCTAATGAAACAGAAAAGACAGCTATAACAGCACGTATAAATAAAGTGAAAAGCTATATAGTTGAAGAAGCTAATCTAAAAGCTAAAGCAAGTAAGAGTACAACAAGCACCTATTTTAGTAAAGAGGGTAGAGGTAAGATTATAGATAATGCTATTAAACGTCAATTAGGTGGTTATACTAAAGTAGGTATAGACGGTAAGATAACAATAGCGATGAAGGGTAATGAAGCACAGGTATTTACAGGTAAGCTTAGAGCCTTAAACGGTATTAAAAAAGATTATGCAAATGTAAAAGATGAGCTACTGAATAATCAAATAGATACAGAAATCGCTAATGTTAATACGGAAATAAAGGAGTATAAAGCTAAAATAAAAAATACTCCTACTAATAAAAAATTAAAGACTGCTACTAGTAAAGTTAATGCCCAAGAACAGGCAAAAGCAGGTGCATATTCCCCGGGTGACATTGTTACATATACTGAAAATGGTAAAACATATACAGGTTTATGGACAGGAGTTACATTCTTATAATGTTAAAAGATGAAATACAAGAGTCCTTAAATAATCTCAAAGCAGATGATGAAGAAGAAAACGTACAACAGGTTAATAAAGTACCTGAAGACACTGCTATGTCTACTTCGCAAACTATATCATCTGATGCTTTGGATACTACTTCTATTTCTTCTTCATTGGATTCTTTGGAAGCTGATGATGATGGTGATGAATTAGACAATGCAATTAAAAATGTTGTTGAAGAATCTCACGAAAAAGAAATAGCTATTCCTCAAAGTCAAGAGACTTTATATTCCCTATATAATGAAAAATACCCTGAATTATTTCAAGACGGACAGCTTGTAAATATAGAAGGTGCTGAAGCTATTGGTATAATTACACCTAATAGTGGAGTGCCTATGGGTGGTGGTGAAATAATTCAATCTCATGTAAGCACTCGTAATAATGAAACACCCTTTGGCTATTTATATAATACAGATGCACAAGCTGTGGATGTACAGAAACAAAATGCTAGAGAAGATATGTCAAGAGTAGAGAAGGTATCGCTAGATTTTGATATGCCTGATATGTCTGACGATGAAGAAGATGAAATGGTAGAAGGCTTAATTAAGGAAATGCCTGACGTAAATCCTGATGGCAGTAAAAACTTAATGAAGGGTTTTTTACAAATGACAGGTTCTTCAGGTTTTAATTTTATATCTGCTTTAGGTGAAGGTGTGTCTTATGTAGGTGCAGGATTTACAGATACTATAGAATACATAGCACAACAAGCTAAAGACAATATGCCTGATTTATATGAAGAATATATGGACAGAGACCCCAAAGAGTTTGCTGAAAATGTAGCTAGAGGTGCAGGTTCAGGATTAGAGTTTTCTGAAACTATACCTGTACTAGGAAACTTTGTGAAGTTACCTTCTGCTTCAGCTAGAATAGGAAGAAAGTTAGCTAAGAAAGCTGCTAATAATAGAAAGAAAGCAGAGGATGCTTGGAACAGAAAACTTAATGTTACCAAGATGAGAAACAATACTGCCCAAGAAATAAAGGAGAAAGCTGATGCCGCTAAAGAAATGGCTAAACAAAATAAAAATATCTCTAATCAACTTATACAAGAGTTTGAAGACAGGGTTGGTAAAACTATATCAACTACTGATGCGACTGGTAACAAGGCAATAGATTATCAGTTAGCTAGAGAAGTAGGAGCAGAGACATCTGAAGAAGTAGCAGGTATAAGTATGAAGCTTGCCACAGGTACTGACGAGTTAATGCAACCTATTCTCAAACCTGACAAACTAGATGCTCTCGTAGCTGTAACTGCTGATTTACAGAAAGCTAATCCAAAAGCATTTAATCCTAAGAAAAAAATAATAGATAATTTATTTGATTTAACTGTAAATAAACAATTACTTGCAGACGATAAACTATTGGACATGTTAAATAAATACAATCTTTCATTTGAAGATTACATATTAACTGTAGTGGGTTCAGGTTCTCAAGCAGGTAAGATATTAAATAAACTATCACAGATTAAACGATTCAGACCAAAGAATGAAGAGCAGTTACTTAACGAAACTAAGAAAACTCAAGGTGCTATACGTCAAACTATCATGCGTATAGAAAATATAAGAAGAGGTGGGTTAGTGTCACAGTTAGCTACTGCATCTCGTAACTTAACATCAGCAGGTATTAGAGCACCTCTAGAAGGTCTTGGGAATGTCATGGATACTGCCTTATATAATATGTCTCATCAAGGATATATCTCAGGTGGTAAGAGTTTACTATCTCCTGCTAATTGGAAAGATAGTTTTAGACATATGCGTTATATGTTTGATAATCCAAAAGAAACTAAAGAAACTGTTGACTTTATATTAGAGCAACCTGAATTAGCAAAGCAATTTGATTTACTTTTTAATAATATAAACGAGATACAAAAGGCTACAGGTAGAGGTAAGGGTGGTCCTTTAGATGGTGTTCTATCTATAGGTGAAGATGCTGTTGATGTTCTTAATACACCTAACAGATGGCAGGAATTTTTAGTTAGGCGAGGTGCTTTCTTAGGTGAGCTAGAGAGACTTACTAAAAGAGAGTATGGTATAGACTTGATGGATACATTGAATAAGGGTAAGATACGTGACTTGCTTAATGATGCATCAAATGTTAGACCTCAAGGTGCTAGGTCATTTACAGATATTGTAGCTGATGCTACTAACAAAGCATTAGATGTAACTTATGCAAAGCAACCTGATATACCTGTATTTAGGTCTACGTCAAACTTTATTGTACGTAATGGTTTAACTGTTGTTCTTCCATTCCCACGTTTTATGTTTAATAGCATGGAACTCATGGGTCAATATGCAGGTGGTGCATCTATTCCACTAGCACGTAAGGTAGCAAACATAGTTAGTCTAGGTAAAGTAGGCAAAGGTAAGTTTACTATGAAAGATAGACAAAGAATATCACGTAACTTAATTGGTATAGCTGTAGCAGGAGCAGCATATCAGTATAGAACATCTGAAGATGCACCCTCTGACTACAAAGAATTAAACACAGGTGATGGCACAGTATTAAATGTTACCCCTCAATATCCTATGAGACAGTTTATGTATCTAGGAGAAGCTATTAAGAGGACTATGGATGGTACATTTGATGATTGGTTTAAGGTAAAAGAATTTAATGAGACTTTTATAGGTACTAATTTAAGAACAGGTGTTGGTCAAAGTATTATCAACGATATAGTTTCACTAACAGAAGGTTCAGACTTAACTAAAGGAGAGAGTGCAGGTAAAGCTATAGGTGGTGCGTTAGGTAATTATTTATCTACGTGGGCAGTTCCCTTTGCTCAATTAATTGAAGCACAGAGAGCAGTTGGTGACAGAGGTTTAACCTATAAAGATGTTGCAGAAGACCCTACATTAGACTTTCAATCTACTTTTATGAAAGAATTAGAGAGACCCTTTAAGCAACGTGGCTTTACTACAAGTGCTGAAGAAGAAGAGAAAGCACCTAAACGTGAGTTCTTGTTTCAGGAAGAAAAGAAAAGAGTGTCTCCTATAACTCGTGTATTATTTGGATTAAACTTATCTACAGCAGATAGCTCTGAAGGGGAATACTTGAAAGAGTTAGGCTTTACTGATTATGAATTAGGTAGTAGGTCTAAAGTTCCTAGTGTTAAGAGATTTGAGAATAAAACATTGAGAGAAATCCTACCTGCTATTGTAGAGTTTGCTAGAGATAGAGAGAAAGAATTAATATCTGATTATGATAATGCTAGTGATGCTACACAAAAAGAATTTACGGAAAAAGAATATATCTTTGCAGATATTAAACCAATAATAGATACTAAGATAAAATCTATGAAGACACTCATAGCAAAAGGTTCTATTGGAGAAACTACAGATTATGTACGAGCTTTAACTAAATATCGTAAACTCAAAAGAGCAGATAGAAAGAAAGCTAGAGTACTATTTGCAGAAGAGAACAACAGACTTCCTGATGCTACAAGTGAAGATGACTTAAACAGATTAGCCATTATGGGTGAAGCATTTGGAGATGCAATAAAGTAAATTACCTATCGTCTCCTGAACCTGCCAATGTTCCACGTTCTTTTCTACCATGCAACTTCTCTAAATTCTTTTGCATGATTACATTAAGACTTACCCCCAACTCACTAGCTAATACAGCACAGTACCAAAGAACATCACCTACTTCATAGGCTATTGATTCTTTGTCACCTTTGCCATCACGTATTAGTTTCTTTACCTTACCTGCTACCTCACCTGCTTCACTCGTCAAGCCTAGAGCTAAATACTCTAAGGCTTTTTCTTTTGGGAAGATAGCAGTCTGTCCTGCACGTGCTTCATAGAAATCAGCAGTCATTACTTCTGCTATAACTAAATTATCCTGCATGAACTTCTTCGCTTCTTCTTCTAGCTTCATCTCTTTTGACCCTTTCTAGTCTCTGAAAGTAAGAGAGATTATATCCTCTCTCCCACTCCCTTGATTGCATAGTATTAAAATGATAGGGGTTAGTAACCTTACCTCTTTTAAAGTCTGACATACCTTTACTAAATTGTATCTTTAGTGGTGCATCATACTTACTTAGATTTGGATTTCGCTTTCTGTTCTTCAATGGCTTCATCTTGTCTCCTTTCAAAAAATCTTACTAAGTTATTTAACTTACCATTCTCGTGTTCTAGTGCACCTAGTTCTTTTTCACTGGTTTCTACTATAGTAGGATGGTCTCCTATGCCTACAGGATTAGTCATCATGGCTTCTATATTAGCTATATGTCCATTTATTTGTCCTGATATCTTACTCTTTAGTGCTTGTAATATCATCTCTCTCATTGTTTTGATTCTCCTTTTCCTTTAAATGATTTAATAACATCAGATGAAAATAATTTCTGTAGATTAAGAAGGTACATTCTTGATGCGTTATTATCCCCACCTGAAACAGACCTCTTATAATCTAAGTTACCTATTATTTTCTTTAAACTCTCTGTGTTAAATACTAACGTGCAGAAAGTATCTTCTCCTACACATAAATTATGAAACCAATAGTCAGATTCAGTTGCTTCTATACCACTTGGTTTACCATAAGATTCGTACTCTATAGCAATGTTACCTGTACGTTGCCACATATCTCTTTCACTTTTAACTTCTATCTTTTTGTCTTGTAACATATCAGCTACAAGCTGTTCTCTTACTTGTCCGTATTCTAAATCAATATCAAACTTCTTTCTGTTCTCTTTACTTGGTGATAGGTTTTCCATTAGTAACTCCTTTGCTTCTCTTAGGTTTAAGATGTAATAGTTCTCTTATATGTAGTTTTCTACCTTTAAAGAACACGATTAAGTTTATTGTCGTATTTATGGTGATGGCAATGAGTAACCACCACTGCCACCATAGTATTTCATTTGTAGATTCTAACATTAACTAGCCTGTATGTCAACCATCTCACACGCATCTGCTGTGCAAGCTAGTTCTCTTCCACCACTAGTTGTATCTTCCTTTTCATAATCTGCTAACTTAGACCAATCAATAGACTCAGGCATTTGCTTATATGCTTTCTCATACTCTTCACCTGTTATGTCTTGATATGGTGCTTGTGCATACGTATGGTCACTGAAAGGCAAAAATGATATACCTGATACTTCATCAAAGTTATCATACACCCATGCTCCTACTTTCATCCACTCGTCTTCCTTAACAGATACCGTAACAGAAGGCTTGTGCTCACACCAATGTCTTTGAAACATAAGCCAATACTCTAGTTGTTCAATAGCTGACATCTCTGTCCGAGTTATAGCACCTGAAGGTGACTTCATAGGAAAGCTGAACACTGTAGTGCTATCAGGCTTCATAACATCAGGCTCACTAGGTATACCACTATCTTTCATAAACTGTGTGAGTGGGTCTTTATTATCACCACGTACAGTCCTGATGTAGTAATCATTGTGCCTAGCATGAATACCTGAAGCACTGTCAACTAATTGACTAACTGTACCACTAGGTTTGACACATGTTATAGCAGTTGACTGTGGGATACCCAAGTCTTTAGAAATTTTCTTATTAGTATCTATTGCTACTTGCCTTAGTATTTGTAATATCTCTTCTGTCCATATAGGACAGTCAAGAATACCTGTTAGGGAAACTCCTAATAGTCTTTCTTCTTCTGTGTTATCCTTCCACACCTTACGTAAATACTTAAAGTTAGTAAGAGTAGATTGAAATGTACCAAGAACAGTAGCCATACGTACTTTTTCTTTTAAGGATACTAGGTCATCTGTGGCTCTACACACTACCTCTGTAAGATTACAGAACTGATAAGGTCTAAGTATAATCTCGCTACATGGATTGCAACCAAAGTAATGTTCAGCATTACGTCTACCGTTCTCAAGTGCCTTCACCTTGGCGGCTTGTCTATTAAAGATACCACGTTCTCCTGACTTAGATTCATACAAAGCTGTCCACTCTCGCATAAATGTACCCATCTCAGGCTTACCTTTAAATGCTACAGAGTTGTTAGCTAATGCTCTTTGTCCTTCATTCTCCCACCATTGTCCTGCTTTTGCGTGTCTCATTTGGTCATCACCTAAGTTAGACAAAGATATAAGTGCAGACCTACGTACTCCACCTACAACTACAACTTCACCTATCTTACACATGATATCATGGCACTCAATAGGAAATAGTCTTCTGCCTTTAGCACCCTTAAACTTCTGTATGCAGAACTGAAATAACTCAACTAATGGTGCAGGTCCTGATGCTCTACCACCAAATGTTTTTAGTCTAGCACCTGCTGGTCTGACCTGTGATACATCCCAAGTAGGCACTTGCCCTACATATAACATAGCAATAAGTTCTCTCAATGCTTTTGCCCATCCGGGTCTGCTGTCACCAACAGTTATGATAGTAGTGCTGTCCTCGAAATGCTCATTAACTACAGGTAGCTTGTCTATATTCTCTCTTTCAACGGAGAATCCTACACCTGTACCACACATAAGTATATACATACACTCGTCAAATGAACGTGGACTATCCACAGGTATATAACTACAGTTATAACCACCCACATGGCAGCGGTCTAGGGCAGGTCCTGCTGTCATTAAGGCTCTCATGCTAGGCATCACACCTAGAGACATTATCTGCTCTGTAAGCTTCTCTTTTAAAGCTTTACTAATTGTATAATTGTGATTCTTGACTAGGTGATTATCCATATAGTCAAAGTATCTATCAACAGTCTCACCCCAATTCTCTCTTCTTTGGTCTTCATCTTTCCATCTTGCATAGCGAGAGAGTGCTATGAAGTTCTGATAGTCGGTAGGTAAATAGTTCTGTATCATTTTAATTACTCCATTATTGTTTTTATGTTTCTAATCTTAGTACCCTCTACATCGTAGAAGTATTCTTGTATGCCTTCTTCTATTTCTATTGCTACATTTTCGTCAGCAGGTATTGGGTATTCTTCAGGGTCTATCTCCAATGTAAGAAGTACTTTAACTTTTATCATCGTAAACCTCAATAAGTTTATTCAGATACCACTGTGCTTTCTTTAAGTCTTCTATTCCATTCTTATATCTAAATCTCCATAGGTACTTAACTATATTACCTTGTAAATAATAATCAAACCCATCGACTAACATAGCTTCTAAGGCATCAATAGTTTCAATACCTGCTTTGTTATAATGAACAGGACTATTAACCATATCTTGCATTTCTTTATTGTCTGATTGTGCCATAGCTTGTTTCTCCTTCATTCTCATATACTCCATGTGTCTTAACATTATGCATTGCCTTTAGTAGCAGAGTCAATCGTTATGTGTATAACGTTATCTTCTCTACCCACTATGTTGGCTTTGGGTTTGCTTTTTTCTTTCATTCTTTTTACCATATCGTGATAGTCTTTGTCAACAACATTTTCAATAAAGTCATTGATGTCATCACGAAGGGCACAATCATCTTCTGTCAGAGGTACTATTGCACACATCATTTTGCACAAATGTAATACTTGATAGTAAGCTTCATCATCCATTTTATTATCAGGGTCTGTAATAATTGATACATCAACTGCACCATTCCATTCGCTATTCTTATTTAGGTCAGGTCTAACTCGTATAATAAAATCTTTCCGTAATATCTTTGACCTTATCCTTGGTTTCTTTCTAGGTTTTTTCTTATCCATGCCTATCTCCTTTTTATTTTTGTTCCTTTAAATTTTATAAAGATAGGGTGTTTATTCTTTCCCTTTTCTTTCAACCAATCTTCAGGTATGATTCTATCGTAATATCTGAATCCATGTCGTATGCACCACTCTGCGTATGTAGATTTCGCACCTTTACTTAGCTTACTTCGACTGTTTGTAAATACAAATCTAATATCTAGTTTAGGGTGTTGCTTCTTAATGCACAAGTGTTTTCTTCTATCTGCTGTTAAGAATCTTCCTTTCGTTTCAATTATAATTCCATTGTTTAATATAAAGTCAGGGGTATAGGTGCGATATGTTAGGTCTTCCCACTCTATCTTAATAGATTCATAACCATACTTGTGCTTATGTTCTTTTAAGTACAAGGAGAGAGCATGTTCTAGCCCACTCCTATACCCATACTTTATAGCTTCTCTACGAACACTATGAGGAGACATTTAATTCAACATATGAAACTACTTTAGGAAATTGTGCCTTAGACATTACTGAAGGTAACTCTTTTAAGTTCTCCCAACAGTTATGCTTATAGCTACAGAAATTACAACTAACTCCTAGTATCTTGTTGCCTGTAGGTTTACCCCTAAATGTTTCCTCTACAGGTTCAAAGCAACGTTTAAATTTGTTTTCTTGTACAGTCTTTACCGTTGCTTTTATTTTTTTCATCTCAGAATCTGCATCAGCATTTTGTGCTGACACATATTTAAATGCTCCATTAGCCTTGTTGACTACCCACCAACCACCAATCTTTTTCTTGGCGGCTTTTGCGTAGCCTACTAATTGACTGACATAACCAAAGGGGTCACCATCACTTAACGTTTCAAAGGACTCAAACTTATTATCATATGACCACGCAGAAGCAGACTTAACATCATCCACTGCACCATCTATAACTAAGTCATATGTGCCTGATATATTAGTACCATCCACATCTAGAGATACAGTATCAGGTTCTTCATACTTGATACCTGCACTCTTGAGTAAACCCTTGAAGACTGCTTCAACTATATCTCCTAACATCATATTCATCATAAAGTTATTTGGTTTAGCTGAAGCAACTTCAGGTTTGTTCTTCTCAAACCAAAGTTGACACGTAGGTCTACCTAAGTTTGACATACGTAAGCGAAAGTCACCCCTCTTGTTTTCCCCACCAAACTGCTTTCGCAGGGCATCCATAACGTCATTACCTACCTGTTGAATTACTTCTTCAGACATAGTAGACTTACCATTTACAGCATCAGACATATACTGATGTACTGCTAGTTCAGCAGGATGGTTCATTAGGCTACTTCTTCTGCATCAATGTCTACAAAGTCATCTACTGTAGCCATATCATCGTCATGCATATCCTTGTTAGCATTTTCACTCCAAGCATTTATTATATACTCATTGTAGTTTTGCACCCAAGCTACGAAGTCTGCAAACCTTGTCTGCTCTTCGTCAGTTAAGTCCAATACAGATGTAACATCAAGAGATGTGACAGGTAAGTAGAAGCTATTACCATTAGGTAGCTTTCTTTCTTCTGTATTAGCTGTAACAGTATGTTGTACAGGTAGTCTCTTCATCTTGGCTAGTTGAGTGAAGATAGCACCAACAGTTTTAAATGCATCTCTATTCTCTACTTCCCATATGAAAGGTAGCTTATCTACTTCAACAGGATTACCTGCTCCGTCTGTTGGATTGATTAACTCAATCGTACCAAAGACTGCACGTACTCTTTTAATCTGCCTAATTAAATCCTGCATCTTTTCAGGTAGTGCTTTGAAGTCTTTAATCCACCCTGAAGGTTTACCACAGTTAAAACCACCATCATTATCTTTCAAGTCTATATTGAGATTGTCTCCCATAACAGTCTTGACATAACGATTAGCTTTATCTCCTGTACCCATGATAAATCTTTTATACATGAATCTCTGCATGTAGGGTCTTATCTTTGCTGATGTGGCAAAGTAAGTCTCTCCGTCAGGTATCTCAAGTTTGTAAGTACCACCCTCGACTACCTCGACTTTAGTCATCTTACCCTTAACCTCTTCCTCTCCCATAATAGGAGTATGGTTAATTCGTAGTCTTGCAAGGGTACTTACTTGCTTCTTCTCAGAAGTGTTTTCTCCTGACATGCCCATAACTTTAGCCATCGCCATGTAGTTATCTTTATCTATAGTTATTACTTCATTTGTCATATAATATTTCCTTTCTTTTCTGTTAAAGTCTTATAGTTATATCAGCTAACGTCTTTAGTGTCAAGCCAATTATCACCTATTTTTGCTTCTAATAATAGTGGTACATTAAACGTTATACCAAAGTGATTCTCAATCAAACCATTCATCTGTGAATTAACAAGTGTAATAATATACAGTACCTGTTTCTCCTCATTAGGATGAACGTCAATTACAATAGAGTCGTGTACACTATTCACTACGCAACTCTGCATAGGCTTTAGTAACTCATCTATCTTTATTAGTATCAGAGGAACAATGTCAGCAGTAGCAAAACTCTGCACAGGATAATTCTTTATCTGTGTAAAGTGTGATACACTACCATTCCTCTTTCTTCTTACATCAGGAAAAGAAAACTCCCTACCTGATGGTGTCTTTATCTTGCCTGTATTTACAGCTTCTTTAGCCAATCTGGAGTGCCATGATTTAATCCCTTGGTACTTCTCTGTGAAGTGGGAGTAGTATTCAGCTTCTGCTTTGGTTCTTCCAAATCCTGTTGCTCCGTAGAGGGGTGCAAATGTGTGTGCTTTCGCATCTTGGCGAGTAGTCGGTTGACCTGCATCTGTAATAACTTTAGACGTATACGAGTGAACGTCAAACCCTGTAGAAACTTCATTAATAGCTACCTCATCTTGTGATAAAAAAGCAGATACTCTAAACTCTAGCTGTGCAAAGTCAGCTTCAAGTATCTTGCCACCTTTCCAACGTGATACAAACACTCTCTTTACAGGAAACGTACCACCTCTAGGCATGTTCTGCATGTTAGGGTCTGCACCACTAAACCTACCTGTTGATGTCCTGTGTTGCAATAATCGCACATGCAACTTACCATCAGGCTTTAGGTAGGTATTGATACCATCAACGAATGATGATAAGTATGTCTCAACTGCACTAAGTCTACGTACATCATGTAAGAAACTCTCTGCTTCTTTCATACCACGTTGCCTAGCTACACCTTCTAGTAGTTCTAGTTGTGTCTTGCTTGTTGAGAATCCATTAGCACTTACCCACTTAGGGTTAGGTGCATTAAACTTTAATCCTGCCACACTGTCCACAATATCAGTAAAAGTATGACCATCCCCATTACAATTCTTACATTTGGTAGGGTTGACATAAGGTGTTCCATCTTTCTTTACCTTTCTAATTTCTCCATAGCCTTGACAAACTTTACAATGCGAAGCATGTTGCTTGAAAAGAACTTTGGAATGTTGTTTAATTTTACTACGAAACTCTGTATCACTCATGTATGGCTCAAAGCCATTTGCCCACATAGCTTTATCGTGTGGCTTTCTACTATAGATAACCCAAGATAATTGTTCAGGACTATTAAGATTGATACGTATATCTCCCATGAGTTTACTTACTTGCTCATTCAAAGATACTCTCAAATCTTTTCTTTCTTGCTCAAACTCTTGCCTAACTTTATCTAAAGCTTCTGTGTCTACAGTAAATCCTCTTTGGTATATCTTAGCTAAAGTAACTGCAACTCGATTAGTTAGTGTAACTGTAGTCATCAAGCCACCATACTCTGTGGTGTTTAGCTTTCTATATATCTCATTGCTCAACTCTTGTGTAGCATGTAAGTCAGCAGATAAATATTCTGATAACTCTTCGTGAGGTATTTCATCTACACCTGTACCCTTTTTAAAATACTCTTTTAATGTATCTTGTTTCTTAGTATTTAAGTTATATCTTTCTGCACATGCTTCAAGAGATAGTGGTTGTTTCTGTCCACGTTGCAACACATACTCTCCTAGCATAGTATCAAAGACAGAACCTGTGTACTCAAAACCACACTCCCATATCCACATTAAATCGTGTACGATATTATGTCCTATAAGAATAGTGGCTTCATTCAATAGGTCTTGCAACCCATCATATGTATCTCTAAATAAATATTCCTTACCTGTATCTGTTAGGCAACCTACCATAACTAACTTATTGCCTTTCTCGAATGGGTCTAAGTGTAGCTTACCATCTCTATGGGTAACTGTATTTTCTACGTCTAACGTTAGCTTCATGCTTCATACCTCGCTGTCTTGTAATTCAATTCACAGTGTACACTACCATGCCAACCTGTCAACTTATTTTTTACTATGTTTAAATGCCTTTGTGAATCCTCTTCATCTTGTCCTTCAACCTGTGGATTCTTAGCAATCAGTATCATTAAGTCAGCTTCCGCTGCCTTACCTGTACGTGAGCCTTCCATCATGGCTTGATTTAATACAACCTTACCTTCAGCTTCAGCAGACAACTGTGACATGTAGAATACTGCACACTCATGTTGCTTTGCAATCTGTCTAGCATGTACTGCATTGGCTTTTAGTGCTTCATCTGCTCTAGCAAAGCCACTTGTACGTGCAAACTTATCTCCCATATCCAAGAGTACCACATCAGGTTTGTATGCCTTACAGACACTCTCAACCCATGCCATATCCCTGCCTGTCGCATCCTTAATTTTGATTCTATTCTTGACAGGTGCATATAAGTCACGTGCTTTGCTAGGGTTAGCTTTTATCTCTCTCATTTCCATACCTGTAGATGCAGTTAAGTATCTTGCACCTACTCTGTGGTATCCTTCTTCATTACATAAGATAATACAATTAGCACCTTGATGTGCAAATCCATTAGGACTAGCAATCAAACTAGCATGAAAGGAAGTCTTACCTGTATTAGGTCTCGCACCTATCTCAATCAAGTGACCTGCATTTACACCTTCTACCTTACGTGTAAGGCTAGGTATGTTAAATGTCCACCTAGCTTCCAAATCATTCTTAGCTAAGAGTGTGTCCAAATCTATATCATCCCATTCTATATTTAGGTTGGGAGTAAAATCATCCCCATAATGCTCAAGTATATTACGAAGAGGTTCAAGAGAGGACTTAGCACCATTAACATAATCAAAACCAAGATTAGCAATGTCTTCCCCAACAACCTGTTGAAATAACTTTGAGAGTACTTCCTGTGCGATATCAGTTCCAAGTGGTTGCTCCTTCTTAATTTGATGAAACAAAGCAGAGTATGCCTGTTTCTGTGCAGTAGTCATCGATGGATTACTAGACATAAACAATGCTTCAATCTCATCAGGTGTTACTGTTCTTGTATACGTATCCATAGCTTTATCTATGGCACTCTTTATCTGCCTTACATCTTTGCTAAATAATCTGTCAGGACATTTAGCACCTCTGTGGTCATCATAAAATGACTTGTCCATCAGACTTCTTATTAATGATAATTCCATGTTGATTCTCCTTCTACTGTTGGGTTAATTTTGTTAAGTTTTCTATGTCAATTTGTTGGCGATACTTCAAGTCATCTGTTAATCTTAAGACTTTAATATCATTAACATATCCTCGTAACTCTTTTGCAAAGGCTAGTGTCTTGGGCAATGCATCAGGGTCTAGTGCGATAATCGCTGTCGAGAATCGTGAAAGATACTCCTTATGTGATTCTGATAATGACGTACCCAACACAGCTAACCCAACGTATACATCATTGCCTACAACTGAAGCACTCACACAATCCTCAACAACTACTGCTACCTTACCACATCCGTATGTGTAAGGCATACTATTCTTTCCATATCTTTTCCATTTAGGTAGTCTGTTTGCGATTGACCTACCTATAGCATCAACAATAACTCCATTGTGTTTGACTAGGAATACAATACGTTTTTCTTTTACATCATAATGTAAGTCAAGTTCATCTGCGTCTAGTTCCCATAGTTCGCAGAAGTTCATAACCTCTCTTCTAAATCCATGTGCTACTATGAAGTCAGGTAAAGTAAACTCAACCTCGCCTGTGTCTGTCACATCAGGTGTGATGGCATCACGTATGTCTTGCACAGATAGGTGTACTCTATGTCCACCCTTTGTCTCACAGGTAGCTTTGTAACAATTCCAAATCACTTTACCTTTGTTGTTTGTTACAGTAAACGTTTTATAACCTTTGCAGACAGGACAATTCATTCTTTTTGTCATACCATTTGGTACATCTAATTCTTTTATTATTTCATTCATATTATACATTATATATCACTTTCCTTGTCGGCATTTACTTGCTTGTACCATAGGTTTTACGTAGTGTCAATGCATTATTTGCAGAATCATACG